TTTGAAATATAAGCAGTTACATAAATACCATTATATTTTTTATTTGTTTCTGGATCAAAAAAATTGTCTTCTTTAAAATTAAGCATTTTACCAACTGCCACTGGTCCGTGCATTTCACGAATATTTCCTCTAAATCTTTCAAAAGCTTTTTTGTTTGCTTCTGATGTTACAATATCTCCATGACGATCTAAATTGTCCAGGGATGCAAAACCTGAGACTGTTCTCTTTTCCTTATTAACCTTAGAAATAGGAAAAGCCAGAGCCATAGATGATTCGCTGTTTGACCAATAAGTTTTTTGAATATCCATATGTAAATAAATAATAGCAGGATTTATAACTAACTCATAATTTTAACTAATATTTTTTATAATATTGCTGTTTATTTTAATGACTTTTTTTACATCCGCAACTTCGGGAGCATATGTTTTTATTTCTGTATTTGTCATTGGAGACCCTTTATTTCCATCATTTATATTGTTTACATAAGGGGTTTCAATATGATTTTCTGGCAAAATATTTGGACTAGAGGTGCTATGGTGGGAAGCCAAACCTCCAGTAACAAACCCCATTATTGGATACATTAAGCCTGTAATGCTTTTTTGAAACCCAGTAGCTGCCCACATTCCATACGAGCTTATAAGAGCGATTCCAAGCTGTTTTGCATCTGATATATTAAACTTAAAATGATGTTTTAACTTCATATTGTTGCCTTTAATGCATCATAAACTTTTTGATTTACAGACCCATCTTTGATGCCAAGTTTAGGGTTTTTAATTTCATATTTCTTTAAAGCAGATACAGTGTGTGCATCCATTAAAGCATCAACATATTCTGTAGGCAATAAACCCGATTTTGCTAAAGCCATCTCTACTGCCAATACTGCATCACTTTTTGCACCAATTATAAAAGAAGTTTTATCTATTGGAAACGGTGGTGCGGCCCATACAGTAGGGCTGGGGGTGGGAGTAGGTGAACTAGATGTAGGTCCAGTTGTTACTGCTCCTGTTGCTCCCGCAACTAAAGCTCCAGTTGTTGCAACACCTGCAGTTGCTTTTTTAGTTTTAGAAACTGCAATTGTTGGTTTAAGCAATACTGGATAGGCTGGTCTTACTATTGCAATAACATTTAAATACGGCCTATGTCTTCTATAACAGCCACCGCCATTGCTTTGGCTTCCATCTACATGATCTGGGCTTGTATTAAATCCAATAGTTGTTATTCCATTTGGAGAAGCCGCTTCAAGAAGTTCTACGTGGTCTGCCTGACCGTTATTTGAAAATGAAAAAAATACAATATCTCCTGGTTGTCCTTGAAATTTGTTTACAACTTTACCTTGACGTTGAAACCAACTTAACCCAACTTGACAAGAAGCAAATCCCTTTATTGTTTGTCCCGCAACTAAATGTGATAAACCAACTTGTGCAAAACACCAACTAATTCCCATAGCGCAATAAGGTTGATTTGGGATTCCAAACCATGTTCCATAAGGACTTTCATTATTTGGGCCTTCAACAAAGCCTATTTGTGTTCTGGCAACATTTAAAACATCTAGTCCTGTTGCCATTTTTAATTTCCTTCTTGCCGTCCTTCGCCCTTAGCATTACGGGCAGTTCCCATCTTATCTGGAGCATTTAAAGTTCTATTTTGATCACGAGTTTTATTTCCACTTGCATCAGAGGCTGCATCTTGTAGTTGTTTTGGATTAAGAACAAGAACCGCATCTCCGCCTTCAAGGGGAGCCATTCCACGACGTTGACGAACTTCGTTAGGAGTAATAACTTGATCTTTAAGATAACGATCATCAATTCGTGATTGAGTTTCTTCATCTGTAAGTGCAAGTTCATTAAATCTTAAAACAAATGCATCTGTAAATTCTCTAATAATCAAATTAATTTTAAACTCAAGTTCTTCTTGACGTGGACGACAAACTTGTTCTTTAAATGTTTTATCTGCATCTTTAGCATTTGCCAATGATACATTTGCTGGCATTCCCAGCTTTGATACTGGAACCCGATGAGAAAGAAGAATACGATCTCTATTTTCTACAGCATAATTTCTAAATGATGAGTCTTGAATACCAGCTTCAATTGGTTCCATATTAAACTCAACACGACCTTGTTCTCCATCTGAAGGCAATGGAATATAAAGAGTTCTATGATTTCTTCCCTTTAATCCTGTTTGAAAAAATTCAAGCAATTTACGCTCTGAATCAGCAGTAAGTTTTGCTCCCTTTACTGTAATAATATAACGTGGAACAGCTTTATTTTCAAAATAATCTAAGTTAAAACGCTGTGCAAATTCATCTCCTGCAACTGCATTTTTTGCAGAAAGAACATCTGGCACTCCATAATATGTATTTGAAGGAGTAAATACTTTAAAATGAATTATTTCATTTGGTTGTGGATCTGTACCTATTTGATCTGGAGTTTCAGTATCTCCAAAGTTTCTAAAAAATGTATAGCGGTTATAAACAACTTGTACAAAACCATCACGATGACGGCGGATACGCATAGTGGTTGTAGGAACATGGCCAATATAACCAATCTTTCCATTTGTCATCCGACCAACTTCCATGTATGCATTACCAGTTGATTCTAAATCAATAAAAATCTTTTTCATTGTTTCTGTAAATGAATCATCTGAATTAAGTGATTCTAAATAGTTTCTTAACTGTTCTTTTAACCCCTCAATTTTTGAACGTAGCTTATCAAGTTTTTTTGGAGTATCCATAACTTCTTCAATTTTAGAAGTTGTGCTCCATGTATTTTCAAATTTATATCCTAAACCCACGACATTTGCTGCTTTAGCATTAACAGCAGAATGATGATATGGAGACACATCATATAATTGTGCTAAGTAAAGAACATTGTATGGTGGTTGAACAATTTGGAATAAAGAATAACCTGTTAAATCAAGTGGATCAAGCTTTTTAGATTTTGCATCACCCTGCCCCACAAATGACTTTTCAAGTCTTGATGCTTGTCTGCGAAAATTAGGACTTAAACCTTCTGCTTTTCTAATATCTTCCCACGGAGCATTAAATGGATCATTAAAATCATGCTCTACTGTATGAGATGGAGCATCTAACTTAACTGTAATTCCACTCTCATCATCGTCAATACTGTCATCTATAGTTAAATTAGCCAATTTTCATCTCTTTCATTTCTTTATAATATTCAAGCATTGCTGGAGTGTCCATAACATCTGGTACAAGACCCAATTCCATTCTTTGTTTTTGCGTTTCAAGTTCTTCATTGTCTACTGGTCTATGCCCCGCAAAAAATACTGGATGACCATCCTCTAAGCCGTAGTGCTTTGCTGCATCTTTAAGTTTTTTTATTTGACGGATATCGCCTTTCATAGAAGGAATACTTAAATATCCACCTTCTTCATCCATAACAAGTGTTTCATCTGGCATCATCCAGGCGTATAGACCCCAATTTACCTCATCAATAGGTGTTACTTTCATTTTGCTCATATGCCAATAATACCATCTAATTCTTAAAAAGTGAACAATTCAATGCCATTTTTACTGATATATAGGCTAATTTTCCACCTTTTTCAACAGATCTTTGAACTAAATTCATTAACGATATACGTGATTTCCTATGTGTGTAGCTTGTGGCCAAAATGTTGTATAAACTTTTCCGCCAGTTCCCCGCCAAAGTTTACAAAAATTAACATCTTCTCCAAATTTATTTCCATCATCATCAATGTACAAATCCCAAAAATTAGAAATAGAATCTCCTTGATTAAGATTTAAACAAGGTGTACCTGAAAATTTATATGTTTTTACTAGGGGTTTTAAAATTTCAAATACTTTACGACTTATAAGAAGTAATCCTGTCCCCGCTGATTTTACTTCAATTTTTTTGTTTCTGTCTGCTTGTAAATCATTTAAAGGAACAACATTATGTGCAGTTGTATAATTTTGTAAATCTATTTTACCTTGCCTTGATGCTTGTAGTACACCATCCCAATTTATAATTTTAAGCGGGACTACACCAGCAATAACATCTTCATCTTCTTCAATCATTTTTAATACACCCATAGGATTAAAACCTTGATCTGCATCTATAAACAACATATAGTCATAGCCTTTTCTAAGGAAATCTTCTGTAAGAAAATTTCTAGCTTCTGTTATTAAACTGGAATTGTATACATCTTGAAAATGTACTTCATGTCCATTTTGTAATAATGTGATTACTAAATCTGTTAGACTTCTTGCATAATACCCACTACATGTAGAGTTATACATTGGTGTTGCTATATAAATACTTTTCTTTTTTACTTCGGCCATTTAATTTCCATTTTCTTCATATGATTGACTAGAACGGCGGGATCAAAATAAATATTTATTCCTGCCTGATATGCTTTAATACACCAAGATATGTCTTCACCTATAGAATCTACAATTTGATTTCCCATAGATGTCATTACTGCTTGATCAAAATGTTTAAACCAGGGTCTTGGTAATTTTTCAAATACTCCTGATTTCATTGCAACAAATCCAAACCCTATACTTTGTACTTTTAAAGGTTCTTTCATTTGTAAAATTTCATTGACGGGAATTCCATTATTATTACCCCATGGATGTATTGTAGTTGTAATTCCATCTGCTAACAAATAACATCCTGCAATTACATCATATTCAGAATCATAAATTTTAAAAAATTGTTCTGGTGTCCATGCAATATCTGAATCTATCCAGAATATCTTTTTATATGTTACAGAATCTCCTACAGGACCTTTATGATCTGGATTTAATTCTAATCCAGTACCGCCCGATGCAGTTAATTCCCGTGCATGATGCACTAAAGAAGAATAAGCATTAAGCCATTTATAAGAAATGCCACGTTTATCACATTCGGCTAATGTTAAAACTAAACTTTTTACATATTGTGCTTCTAACACGGATCCAGGTGTTGCAATCAACACGTCATAGTGTTCCATTTAAATCCTTTGTTTAATTAAAACTATTTAAGCATTTGGAAGGGCAGGATTTTTACGAGCTTCAATTTCGGCTTGCATTGCAGCAATTTCTTCTGGAGTTGGCTTTGGTGCGCCTTCTTCCCCTGGATGATTTGGTGCGTATGGAGCAGACTCATCTGTAACTGATGCAATATAAAGTTTTGCCCATGTTTCTGCTTCTGCAATATCTGCCCAAGGATCCCCTCCTGGCCAATTTGGTTGATAAAGAGAAGGTTGCGGGGACTCCCCATAAAATACCATTACTGCATTTGTTCCTTCTTCTATTTCATATCTTGCTGACATTTATTTCTCCTTGTTGTTTAGTATATTGTAGCATATTTAATTTGATCTGACAATTACCCAATTGTATCCATCACTAACTAATCTGGCAAACTTACCTGCACCAGAAAGTATTGCAGTTCCCGCCGTATTTGATGTAAGCGGAATTACGTTAGAAGAATTTGAATTTATACTGCCATTGCCTAAAGATTTTATTGTAATTTCCCGACCTGGGTATATACCAGCATTTGGAAGAGTTATTGTTGCATCAAGTATTCCGTTGCCGTAAGATACTCCAGTCCAATATGCCAATGTTGGCAAAGTTCTTAAAGTCCATGTTATGCCATTGGTTGATGAGGCTGCTGTTGTTGAGTTATATTCTATTCCAACAAATATTCCATTGGCATAAGATAATGACTGTGAAATAAAACCCAAAGTTCTTAAAGTCCAAGTAACTCCATCTGTTGATGTTGTTCCACTTGCTCCACCTCCTACAACAAATACTCCATTGCCATAAGCTGCTGATGTCCAAATTGCATTTGTTGGCAGAGTACGTAAGGCCCAAGTTATGCCATCAGTTGATGAGGCTGCTGTTGTTGAGCTTTGTGCTACTGCAACAAATAATCCATTACCATAAGTTGCTAAGCTCCAGAGGCCAGATACTGGTAAAGTTGTTAAAGTCCATGTTATGCCATCGGTTGATGAGGCTGCTGTTGTGATGTTGTTGCTTGATACTGCAGCAAATACTCCATTACCATAAGTTATTGAAGACCAGTTTAGTGCTGCTGGCATAGTGCGTAGTGACCAAGTTATACCATCAGTTGATGAAACTGCTGTTGTTGAGTTACCAAATGATGGCGCAACAAATAATCCATTACCATAAATTGAATTTTTCCAGTTTGTAGATACTGGCAAAGTTCTTAAAGTCCAAGTTGTGCCGTTGAAGGATGAGGCTGCTGTGGTTGTACTAGATCCTAATGCAATAAATACTCCATTTCCTGCAGATATTGCATACCAACCTGCAGCTGTTGGCAAAGTTCTTAAAGTCCATGTTATGCCATCAGTTGATGAAGCTGCTGTTGTTGATGAGACTTGTGATACTGCAGCAAATATTCCAGTAGAACTAAGGTTTGAACTATTATAAATAATATATTTATCATAAGGTCCTACGGTATAAGATGGAGTTGTAATTGAATTAATAACTTGCCCTTGAATTGATTGAGAATTTATTGAAGATTGAATTGGTGCTGAAGTTACTGAATTCCAAAATGCATTTGCTGGCAAAGTTCTTAAAGACCATGTAATGCCATCGGTTGATGAGGCTGCTGTTGTTGAGCTTTGTGCTATTGCAACAAATACTCCATTACTATAAGATACTGATTGCCAAGTTGCAAATGCTGGCAAAGTGCGTAGCGTCCATGTTATGCCATCAGTTGATGAGGCTGCTGAGGTTGAGCTATATGCTACTGCAGCAAATACTCCATTGCCATAAATTACTGAAAACCAACTTGCAGATGATGGCAAAGTGCGTAGCGTCCATGTTATGCCATCAGTTGATGAAGCTGCTGATGTTGAGCTTTGTGCTACTGCAGCAAATACTCCGTTGCCATAAGTTATTGAAGTCCAAATTGCAGATGCTGGCAAAGTGCGTAGCGTCCATGTTATGCCATCAGTTGATGAGGCTGCCGAAATTGAATCTATTACAACTACAGCAAATACTCCATTGCCATAAGTTACTGAATTCCAACCTAAAGCTGCTGGCAAAGTTCTTAAGGACCAAGTTATGCCATCAGTTGATGAAGCTGCTGATGAGTTACCTGATATTGCAGCAAATAATCCATTGCCATAGGTTACTGAATACCAAGCTGCAGATACTGGCAAAGTTCTTAAGGACCAAGTTATGCCATCAGTTGATGAAGCTGCTGAGGTTGAGGTAATTGTTGTTGCAGCAAATACTCCATTGCCGTAGGTTACTGAATACCAACTTGCAAATACTGGCAAAGTACGTAAGGACCATGTAATACCATCGGTTGATGAGGCTGCTGTTGTTGAGCTTTGTGCTACTGCAACAAATACATTACTTTGTAAATTACTTGATATTAAACTTGGAGATGTTAATGTTGAGTTATTTGTAGTTGCTAATCCATTTATTTGTGTTTGAATATTTGAAGTTACATTTTGATTATTTGTAATTAATGTAGATGCGGGAACTAAAACAGTTCCTGTAGGATCAATATAACTTCCATCTACTGCTAT